AAATCTCATCCAATATGTTATCATACATTTGTTTAATCCCTTGAGTTTGTGGAAAAAGTTTTGTTCCATGTCCACCAATAAATGTTACGGTAACACTTACAAACTTTAATTGATTGGTTTGATATTTTGATGGATTTTCTCCCAAATCATCAACCCTTTCATTAGGCACCTTAACTTCAAACCCACATATTACGTGGTCATATTCAGGTAGTATTATATTATTTAATACATTCTCAATCATTTCTTTTTGTGACTCTTCTTTGGATTCTCTTATCATATCTCTGCCAGTACCTTCACGCATTAATTCTATTGCTTCTGATGGTATGTTATCAAACGTAACTATATGTTTCTTAGATGATTCAAAATGTCTATCTTTATACCACTTAACATTAGGTATTAATTCTGTATTGATTGTCCATACATCGTCGTCATATGTAGAATCAAACCACGCTCGTTTATTTGTCGAGTTGGTTGCAAATATTGCAGGTATACATTTTTCACCATATCCTGCGTATATTTTATAACATTCACCAGCAATTGCCTTTAACCCTTCATTTGATATTCTATCTCTAAACTTTGGATTGGATTTATGTATAACAATTTTGTTTGGTGTAATTTCTTTTCCTGCTGGGCTATAATTTTCATTAAGTTCTTCCTCATATCTTTCAGTATCTAAATAAAAATCAGGTTCCTTTTTTAATTCTGTTCGTTTCTTGTAGTCATACCAAGGAACAACATTTAAACCGGTAAACTTATTTATAGTATCACATATTTCTGAACTCTCTAACTCTTCCCATGCATCATAGTAAACCATAATCTCATTTCTTTTGGCGATGTATTCTAAATCTATAATATTATCAAACATGGTATATATAAAATTCTTAACTAACTCAAATTTATTAGTCTCCTCTTTTAATACTTTTTTTATGTTCTTTTTTATGTTCATGTTACATTACTTGGGATAAAAACTTTTTAATTGTTCTAACCACTTTTTGTCTATATGGATTGTTTTCATTTGAAAAATTATCAATTGGTTCTGTAACGTTATTATCTTCTAACATATTCAATATCAATCTTACTTGTCTTTTTTTATTATCAAAAGTTCCAATATTATAATAATCGTCATCTACTTTGAAATAAACTTTTTTAAATCTAATCTGGTCATCAATATTTATTTCTTCAACTTTATATCTTCGCATAAGAAAATTCATAACTTTTTTGTCAATGTCCTCAGTTTCTTCTTTCAATATGTGTCTAATTAGTTTTCTCATTAAATAAAAATATAATCATCAACTTTTAATCCTTTATATCCTGTCACAGATCCATACGTATAACTCTCTTCTAATTTTAATTCGTCAGGTATATATTCATACATCTCAAACACATATTCACCTAATTTTTGAGACTCTATATAGGGGTCAAATTTACCTTCATAATCAAATGGAGTAAGGACATATGCTATTTGTTTGTTTTTAATATATTCAAGGTTATACATCCGTTTTTTTTCCAAACCATAAAATTCTTTTACCTTTTCATATTCAACAACTAAATCAATATAAATACTTGTCCTATATTCCTCATAGTCGTTATGTAATTGCCAACCAACAACAAATGGAAACTCGTTCTTTAATCCGTTAACAACAATATCAATACCCTTATCTATTTGTTGTTTAGATACCTCTTCATTTAATATGTGTTTAATAAGTCCTCTCATTATTATGCTTTTAACGTTTCTACTATATCCTGAATGTCAGACAAATCATAACTACGACTTATGTTGTTTGGTCGTTGTGCAGTCTTTCCGTTTATTTCCCCCAACTGAACATAGGTTTGAGGCATCCTATGTTCATTACTATCCAATTTAACAACTTTTACTGAAGACTCATCATTAAAAGAATCATATAAAAAATCTTTAAATTTATGATTCTCATCTTCCGTTAATTTATTTTCATTATAAATAATATTAACTATTGGCCAACTATTAGACATCCACCTATTCCATCCGGCATCGATAGTTTTAAATGGTAAAACAATTGATGGTTCGTCCCCATCCGTTGTCCAAGATACCTCAACCAAACCTTTTTGGTTTTCAATTCTTTCAACCATTTCGGGGTCGTCTTTGAATATTTTTTTTAAATTGTCTAATCCTCCAACCAATTTTGCAGCATAAAATAATCCATCCGTTTTTATTAGATTAATAATGTCCGAATTATTACTTTCATTTAAACTTTCAGATTCGCCATAAAGTTTGTCGTGTATTCTCTCTACATCTTCTATTGAAAAAGAGTCATCATAATCATGTATATCGACATCATTACCGTTTATTTGTGTAACATCAAAATAAGTGGACTTCCCAAAATCAAATGATTTAGTTTTTAACTTTCCTACAGTGTTGTCATTTTGAATTACCGAAATAATGGTTATCAGTTTGTTTTTTTCCACCGAAGTTAATTTACTGTCATCATAAATAAGATTTAATTCAGGCCAAGAATGTGTGCCCCATATATTTTTTCCAATACCTATTATTTCATATTTAATTGGAAATACAACAAATTTATCACTTTTAAATTTCCCATCGTAATACATTTCAAAATCAACAACACCTGTTAATTCATCTAATATTTCAGAAACTTCGAGGTCATCTTTGAATATACTTTTAAGATTATCCAGTCCACCAACCATTTCAGCAGCATCAAAGATATTATTATCTTCGATAAATTGTTTCAGCTCTTGTTGGAGTCTATTTTCTTTTAATATGTGTTTAATAAGTTCTCTCATTACTATCTACTTCCTCTTACTCTATCTATTTCGACCTCACGAAGTTTATCTACATATAATTTATCAATATAACCAGGAGTTTCTTTTTCTTTTTTAATTAAATCGTTTGCTTTCCATAAAGTATTTTTGACAATAAAATCAATCATTTCATCATTTGTAACTCCTTCAGGTTTTGAAACAGGAGGAACGCAAATTTGAGTTTTTTCTGGATGTACAGAAAATTCATCTATTGTTATATCATTTCTTCCCATTTTATTTTGGATTGTTTCTAAAAATGTGTCTTCAAACCAGTCTTGAATAACATATTTTAAATAGTTTTTTCTTACGGGAATGTCTGAATTTAATTCATCAAATATATCTTTAGGCATTTGTAATTCACCACTTTCAAAATCTCTTTCTTCCGTTTTTCTTTTATCATCAAAAACATTTTCATCATCATGGAAGAATAATATAACACTCATTATTTCTTTTCCGTCGTTACACCATTCAAAATCATGTCTTGTTTCCCAAGATTTGTCATGATACATTTGTGCGCCATCAACATAGTCGTTTAACCACCTATAGATAAGTTTATCCACACTTGGTGTTGGCTTTGAGTATTTCTTATTAACCTCTTCTTTTAATATATGTCTAATTAAATTTCTATTCTCCATCATCATATTCTTCTTGTACAAATTGGTATTTCATATTCATTGAATAGTCACCTCCCGCACTCCATTCACAACCAATAAACCAAAACATCAAGTTATTATGTTTACCTTTCTTTTCCCCAAAAGACCCATTACTTGTAAATGAATAATTAAGTAAAATTTTATTCAATTCTTTATCGACTGTTTTTAGTTGGTCGGTAAACGAAAAAAGGTCAGGGTCTTCACACCAAGATGTTATTAATAATTCACCCTCAATTTCGTTACTTCTGCTAATATAATTAATATTCGCAGTTTCTATATTTGTTATTAAACTTGAATCTACATTACTTTGTAATATCCACGCAATTTTTTGAGCAGATCTAATAAACTTTTCTTTAAGATCTGAAGTATCTTCTTTTAATACTTTTCTAATTATTTCTTTCATTTTACTGGCTTACCGTATTTGTAGAATTTCTGTTGTATGTTTATTGTGCCCTTACATCCACCTGTCTTCTTAGTCCCATTATCATTAAAACATTTAGGTATGGTTTTATTAAAATAATAAACCATTTTAGGCTCCCCTGAATTGCCTGAGTGCATGGATTGTAATTGTCCATTAACCGCAGACTCACCTCCACCAGCACTTCCTCTACTATCGAATTGCTCGTAAGTATATCCATCAGTACTAGGACCAATAGTAACTTCCCAATTTACCGTTAAAGTATTTGGGTCAATAAACACATACATGTCTTTAATATCAACGGCCTTAACATTTTTATTTTTAAATTTATAATCTTTAATACCATTTTGTACTATCGTATTAATTCTACCACCAAACCCATCGGACCGTCTTCTGTGAAATGAATGTAATGCGTCGTAAACTCCTGATTTACCAGCAGCACTATAACTTCCTTTTATTACTTCATCTGATGAAAATCCTTTTGATGGGTCTAACCATAGTGAACCTTTAAGGTCTTTAGTCGGGTCAGGTTTAATATTAGCCCCTTTTTTCTTTTCGTTATCCTCTAATATATTAGGATTTAAACCAACATATTCTTTTAATACTTTTCTAATTAAATCTTTCATAGTTATAAATATCGCTTAATTATTTTGCGTCATCAATAGTTTATCGTATCTTTATGTTATGAAAAAATTCTTAGCATATTACTTTATCTATCGAACCACTAAGGACCCTATGACAGCGGCCAAAATATATCAAATGATATATCATCCAGAGAAAACAACAAATATGCAAATATTTGAATACGTAAAACCATCTGTGGTTGAAACACCAAGAGTCTCTGATAAAAAACAAGAGATAATTGCGTCATTAAACTACCTTAAAAATAAATCAATTAAGTCTAAACAAGATAAAGAATCTATCTATAGTTTGGAGATGGTATTAAAGAATATGTGACGAGTATTATAATTTCATATCTTTAATAAACTTATTGTGCGAATCCTTATACGATTTTTTACTTTCGTCATTCATATTTTTAGTGTATTGCCAATTCCAATAAAGTTTATCATTAGGTTTAAACCCATAATATTCATGACTTTCTTTTTGTGTTTCAGTAACGTTTTCACCATTCCAGTTTTGACCAACACAAATAAACCCCGATTCAATATCTTTGATTAAATTAGATTCACCTAGCGTTGAGTGTCGGTTTTGAATCCATGTAAGTCTTTCCATTAAGTTTTGGTAATACATATTTGCCTGTCCCCATCTTATTGATGAAAAGAATAACACAGCGTCCGATTCAAATAATTCTCTACTAACTTTCCATAGTTCGTCTGATGGTTCATTAATGTTTACCCAACATCTGTGGTTACCTGTAGGGTTCTTTTTCTTATCTTTAAGTGTTGCCTTTAGTAATCCACAAGAGTTTCCATCTTTTCTTGATACATTACCTTCACAAGGTAATATTTTGAGTTCAGTAATATCTATGAACGTTGCTTTGTCACCTAACTCTTCTTGTATGTGTAAAGCCAATAACCTTGATTTTGGAATATCTATATTCTTTGGGTCAAACTGATACCTATTTGAACAAGACAATAAAAGAACTTTGTCTTTCTTTTTTAAAATATCGATGGTTTGTTTTAGTTTTTTATATCCGTCACTTTGAACCATCTCTTCAGACAACATTAATTGTCTAAGTCTATTTAATTCTTCTTGTAAAATAGTTTTCATAATAATAAATATCACCTATTTTATTTATGAGGTAAAGAGCGTTTTGATATCATTACAATATGAGAAAATTATAATATAAAATAAAAAAAGGGAGACTTTCTCCCCCCCTTTGTCTTAGAACATTTTCAGAAGTAAGTCCCCGTTTCCTTCCCACATTTTGATTTGTCGTTTAGGAACCCAAAACTCCATTTCACCAATTTCTTCAACTCTTTTGAGGTATTCGTTACGGAAACGCTCAGTTTCTGAACTGTTAGTGATGTATTCAACACCCATGTGACCAGCACAAGTCTTACCCATTTTAGTCAACATAGAGAACTCATCAGTCAAAGTTCTACCACAACATACACAAACATCACCACGTTTGATTGTCATTTTACCTACCAATTTTACAGCTTTAGGTGAAATGGCCAACACTTTAGTGAGGTCCAAAAGTGTTGGGTTGAATTTAAGTCCATAAGTTTCTTTCATCTTTTGACCAATGCTACGTCCTACGATAATAGTGTCACCGTCCAAAACAAGATTCATTTTACGAGTCGCATTTTTAGTCTCCTCTTTTTGGATTTGACCCAATGCTGCCGATACTTGTTTATCAGACAATTTACCAAACTTCTCAAGTTTAGATTTGATATCGTTAACGAAGTCGTTTGGACCATCGTATGATTGAATTTTTTTCATGCCGTCAGACAATTCAACTTGTTTTGCTTCGACAACAACTGATAAGATTTTTTCTACAGCGGCTACTTGTTTTGGTGTTAGTGTGCCGTATTTTTTGATTACATCATTCATCTTAATAACGAAAGTGTTAGATCCTTGGTAGTTTTGTACTTGAGTGATAGTGGACATAGATATGTGTTTTATTGATTACCTTACAAAGATAGTAATAAAACGGTAATTGCAAAAAAAATCCCCACTTTTTTGTGAGGATTTTAATTTTTTATAACATTTCCTCAGCCAATGTCCAAAGTTTTGTATTCACTTGGTTCACAGCCATAATGTTTTCAAGACCTCGTAGTTTAGTTCTACGTCCACGTTGTGATGTTGTTTCAATACCACCTCTAATGTATTTCTCTTGTACCACATTGAAGGTTGTCCACAAGTCGTCACCTTGATCCTCATCTCTGTTTGGTGTTAATAACCCAACAATCTGTAACTCATTTAACACTTTGTCTTGTCCGAATCGGATTCCAACTGACTTACGAACAAATTCAATCTTCTCGTCAATTGTCATCTCACGTTCCATCATTCTTTTAACCGAACCCTCAATTTTAGGTAGTTTTCCAGCAAATGACTCTGTAAGTCGTTTTACCTCATCTAAATCAAAACGTGAGTGTCGTATATTGAATGATTCTGCAAGTGCTGTTGGTACTGTTAGTCCGTTTGAGCAGACCAATCTGTGTAATCCTGCACTTACTCGGAAGGACGCCATTCCGTTATGTGAATTACGTATGATAGCTTCAACCAATGTGTCTCCAACTTTTGGTAGTTCGCCATTACGTAATCGTAGTTCGTGTACTGAGTGAATACCTTTACCCACTTGTTTTGCTGATGCTAATTCCCATCCTTCACGTTCGAAGTTTTCAAGGATATCCATAGTTGGGACAAATACGTATTTGTCTGACATCTTTGTAGATGGTGACGTTGCAAATACAGAAGGTGTTTGTGATTTTAATTGGTCAAGTGTTATCATATGTCGTTTAGTTTTTAATTAGAATACAAAGATATGTAATTGGTTACAAACTTCCAAACATTTTTAAATAAACTTTAACCATAAAAGTAAGTTTTTAACGTCTTTCTAACGTTTTCGTTAACTTTTATTATTAATTCTTGATTTTTACTTTTTTTAAACTTTAAATCATTACCATCCCATATTGTATTTACCATTTTACCATTTACCAACGCATTTACCTTATCAAACTTATCTAACGTTAAACGAACGCTTGTTATTTTTTTATTAAATTTTGATTTTAAATATAAAATAAAGACATTAACGGTTCCTGTTTTAACGTCATATTTAATCTTATGTTCTTTTTCTTTATCAATTTCAAAACTAGGCACGGTACCATCTAAAAGTGATTGGAAAATGTCATCCTCATTTGATAATAAGTCATTTGGGTTAGTCATCGAAACATTATTAATTTTACTAAATAAATTTCCCCATGTAGTTCCGTTTAATATGCCGTCCTTGATTGTTAATGCCTCACCACTACCAATACTAACCTTATACCCATTAAGTGTTTTTTTAAGTGATAAATAATAACCTGACCCATCAGGTATTTTTTTTGTTTTGCCATCATTTTCTAATGGTTCTCCATAAAAAATATATTCACCATCACCTAAAACACCCAAAGAAACGTTTTCATCTAACACAAAATTACTATATGAATCAACAACCCCTGTTGGTGTTGTATTATTATTATTTAGTGTTGGTTTTGGTATTACCTCATCATTTGGCGTATCACTTTGCCCAAACTTTAAATCTTTACCATCCCATATTACGGTAACATCTTCCTGATTTATGGTGGCAGTTATACCATCGGACGAATTTAATTCTAACCGAACATATGGTATTTTTTTATCACATTTTGATTTTAATATTAACGTAACAATAATAACGGTTCCGGTTTTAGGGTCAAACACAATGTTATTTGACACATCTTCTTTATCAATTTCAAAACAAGAAACGGTATTATTTAAAAGTGATTGGATGATGTTATTTGCATCCGATGATAAACCATTTGGAGTATTAAATGAAACTTTATTAAATTTATAAAATAAATCTTTCCATGTGTTATCAATTAATTTACCATCTTCGATTGTTAAATATGCATTATGGTCAATATTAACGTTAACCCCATTAATTGTTTTTTCAAGGGTTAAATAATATTTTGACCCGTCAGGTATATTTTTAGTTGTGTTATAATCTTTAAAAACACTTTCGACATTAAAAAAGTCATAAACACCACCATCTAAAATACCCAAAGAACTATTTTTATCTAATGTTATATACTTACCACTTGAATTAGCAACCCCCGTTGGTGTTGTAGGATCAACATCTTCATTCAATATTCGTCTAACAATTCTTTTTAAATCGGATTCAGTAAGTCTTATTACTTTTTTCATATTAAATAAATATGTCTTAAGACATAAAACAATACTTTATTAAACTAATAACGTAACCATTTCTTTAATGCTTTGTTCTGAAACGACACCAACACTTGTATTCGTTACTTCAGACCCATTAAACGATTTGATTGCAGGAATACTTCTAATACCAATAGACGTTACGTAATCCTTATTTTTATCTATGTCCATAGTATACATTTGGATTTCAGTTTGATTGTTTTTGGCCACTTTTTCAAATATTGGCATCATCATCTTACAGGGTCCGCACCATAATCCATGAAATTCAACAATAATTTTTTCACCATTGTTTAATTTTTCTTTTAATTCTTTTGCGGTAATTTCTAAATTATTATGTCCTTCCATCTTCTATTATTTTTTATACTATATAAATATTGTTTATTAAATTTTGGGTATTTTTTATTTACATCGCTAATAGATGCGCCTTCTTTAAATTCTTTTTTTATTTCCTTAATAATTTCAACACCATATTTTGATTGTTTTCTAATATTTTGTGTTGTTTTATTTATTCTTTTTTCTTTTTCTTCTTCGGACATATTGTCCCAACCATTTTTAACTGATAGTTTTCGTCTTTCTTTTTCTTCATTAGCCTTATCCCCATATAAGTCCTCATACGTTTTACCTTTATGTGATCTACCATCTTTTAATTTTTTAGAAATCTTTTCTCTAATTTCTTTAGAGTGTCTATACCCTAAACATCCTTCACCTCCGTGTGTTGAGTTTAAACCTTCTTTATATGTGTCAAGGTCATTTATGTGGTGTTTTTCTCTTTCGTATATGTTTGATGCATTACACTCTTCTAATAACTCTATTTGAAAGTTTTCAACCCCATACTTTCTTATAGAATTACAAAATTTTGTATTTATGTCTGTTTTTAAACATCTCCAAGCGTGTTCTTCAAATCTTTTTTTTAATGATGTTATTGTGCAACCAACATATTGTTTACCGTTAATAATGTTTTTAATTATATATATGTAACCTTTTTCTAACATTATGGTGTTTATATATAAATATCACCATACAGCTCAAATTTCCATAATTATTATATTTTAACGACACGATTCCTAAAAAAACTATTAACTTTATGTTCTTCTCTATAATAGTTATTTTTTGGATTTTTCTTCTTTTCTGCATCCATATGACCATAATGATAAGCTCTATTTATAGCACTTTCTTCGTGGTTTTCTAATGAATTTGTTTTATCTATAATTTCTTCAATTAATGACAAAATGTCAGGGTTTGTTTCATTACCCTTTTTTTCTTTTAACCAATTTCTTAATTCTTGTCGGAATGTTTTCATAGTGAATAAAATATAATTTACAAATTTATAAATGTCAAATAATTTACGACTTTTTGAACTTATCTTTTAAATATAATATTCAATTAATTCTTTTATTGGTTTGATTAATTGTTTAGGGTAATCGTTATTTAAAAAATCAATAAGTTCCTGTATTGAGTTAAAACTTGATGGAGTGTATTCTATTTTTTTATCTGAATTACTGTATTCATCAACATATTCATCTGTTTTTTTATCCTCAAAATAACTACCATCAACAGGAGTTTCACAATCACCACCCCAATAAGGTGTTGCAAAACCTGTTAACTTATATTCTTTATCATTAAACTCAAAATCTATAGTCCCACTAAAACCACCCGAACTTAAATTTAGAAACATTTGACCATTGTTAAAATTATAATTTTTATTAATAAAATCAGTGTTAAACATAAGTTTTAGGACTAAGTCCTCAGCAAATTTACAATCTATGTTTATTTCTCTATTTTTAAGATAAGAAATAATTTGATGATTACTCATTCCCGTATAATCTTTAATGTCATCTATTGACATTCCCTCCATCCACATACTATATAAAAGGTCTGACTTCTTTTCTTCTTTGGATTCAAAAAGATTCTTATATTGAGATTCTGTTAATATTATTTTCATCTTTTCTTTTTAACTTTATTAAAACCGTTTCTAATTTTATTGTTAAATTGTCCCGACATTAACATTAAAAAATCGTGTTTTGTAAATTTAATATCTGGATTATTATCTTCAAAACTCCATTCAGTTCTATTCGTTACCCACCCTTCGTAAACACCAAAATTATCAGGTTTATTACCTGGACCACTATTCATTATATCCTTATTTAATTCTTTAATAGAAGTATCAAGAATTTGTTCTAATTCACTTATCCTTCTTAATAATGCTATTTGAGATTCTGTTATTATTATTTTCATCACCAGTTAAAGTCTTTTCTTTTATTGATTACTTCTCCTATTGATATAGACGCAACACTTCCCCCTAATATGTCTCTTACTTCCCCCTGTAACTGATAAATAAAATTATCTAAATCGTAAAATAAATATATAGATTCAAGATGAATATCAACGGTAATATGTATTTGAGATAATTCTTTTTTTTCAAGGTAACCCATAGAGGTTGTTTTTGATACATCTACCACCTTTATTTCTTCAATCATTTCTATTGGGTCACATATGTAATTGTGGTGTGACCTTATATAAGAACCTCCCTCACATTTTTCTTTTACCCCATCAAAAGCCATGTCAATAAGATTTTGCATCGACTCATTTTTATTTGATTCAAATAACATTTTATATTGTCTCTCTGTAATTATTATTTTCATATCTCCACGTAATTTACGGTAACGTACATTGCAGTTCTTGGGTATGTTAAATCATTCATACAATCTTGAATTACCCCTTCAACTTCGTTTTGAATTTCCCACCCAACATTACTATCGGCAATAGCATCATCTAATCTTTCAGTTTTACCATTCATTAAAGAAACCATTCCACCTTCAGATACTTGGGCGGATAAATATATTTCAAAATCTCTTACGTATACATCAGATATTCTCCATTCAAAATCATAACCACCAACAGTTTTTTCAGGAAAATCTTTGGTGTGAAAAGTATTAATTGCTATGTGGTTTATGATTTCCCTTATTTTTTCCTCTCCTCCAATGTAGTCACTAAAAAATTCCTCGTACATTACGATATCTTTTCTATTATTATGGGTACTAATACCAAAATATTTTAATACGTCAGGATCAAATGTAGCATAACCTTTTTCCTCCTTTTCTTTATCCCACATCTGTATAAGAATGTCAGATTTTCTGGTAGGTTTTTGTGTGTTCTCATTTATACCATAAGGTGCTCCATATATCTCTTGTAAGTCAATATCCACATCAATTGGGATTCCGTATTTTTCTAATAAACCATAAAAGAAATCATATACTGAACTTCTAATCATTCCTTCAAAATCAGAACCTTCATAATTAAGTAACGCCTCATGGTAAGCAGCATCTATTGTGTCGTTCACCGTATATTCTTCATCCGTATCTTCATTCCATCCTTGAAATCTCATAGTTCCACGAGGATCAACATCAACCATAATTTCAAGAATTGGTCTTTCAAAATCAAGATGAACAACTTTCATTGTTGTTTCCAAATCAAATTCACCCTCAACTAACTTATATTCCTTGGCATCAATTTCATCTTCAAGTTTTTTAAACAACACCTCAGAACCTCCATTGTATTCATACCAAATTGGTCTAATGGTATCGTAATCTTCACGAGTTTCTTTATTAATATCCAAAACTCTAAATAACATATAATCCAAACTTGGTTCTTCCCCATGTTTTTTTTGATTATCCCAAAAACCATATAAAAACTCCCGAAGTTTTTTTTCAGTGAGGTTTTGATATTGTGATTCTGTTATTATTATTTTCATTTTATTTTTAATTTTTGACCAACTTTTATACTATCTGATTTCAAATTATTTAATTTTTTTATTGTTTCAGCCGTTACCGTTTTATCGTATTTAGCCGCTATTTTAGAAAGACTATCACCTGGTTTTACCGTATAAAAGACATCATAAGAATTAATAGGTTTAGAGTTTAATGTTTTATCTGTTTCCTTACTAATTTTTTTATTTGGGGTAAAATATTGGTTACACTCAGGATGTTGACTCATTTTATACATATCTAATCCCGATATTAATTGTGATAAACATTTTTCTTTACCCCATACCGCACCCTTTTCTAATGGGTTATTAACTGGTTTTTTTGTTTTTAATTCGTTACCATATCTTTTAAAAGCCTCTTGATTTGTTACCATTCTATCGGCAACACCACCTTTATATTTTGGATTCTTTGCTTGTGAAAAATCTATATCCCAACCTTGTAAGTATTTTGTTGCAGCATCTTGCCAATTACCAGCGTTAATTGCTTCAACCCACTTGTAACCTTTTTTTGCTTCACCTCGATAAACTGAATTTACAAGAGCCTTTCTTACGTATAACGGATAGTTATCATACTTTGGGAAAAGAGATTTAGTTTTATTTTCTTCTTTTTGAATATCTGACGTTAATAATTGTTCCGCCTTAGATTTTGTTATAGTATTTCCAATTTTAGCTTCAGGTCCTGTGTGTCCCCAACCGATAGTCAAAGTGCCTCCTCTTTTTTTACTTGATGCGTTTACAAATGTTTTAGGGTCTTTAGGGTCTTTGTCATCAAAAACATAGTGTTTACCTGATGAATTGGTCACTTCATTTTCGTAAGACTTAATAATTTTTCTAAAATCTTCATCATCAGTCAATGGCGTACCCTCCATTAATAAATTAAATTGTGATTCTGTTATTATTATTCTCATAAACTATAAATAGTTTAAACAAAAAAAAAAGTCAGGGATATCCCTGACCTTTTCATATATATAGAGTGGGTCTATACTAACCCGTAGAGTGCCACTTTATTACCCAATAGTTCAATAGCTTTGGTAATAGCCATGTCTTTTGTTTTAAAGTTCCCTTCTTTTAATTTTTTAGCGTGTACGATATTATAAACCGTAGACTTCACTTCGCCCTTCACAAAACTATACTTACTTTCTTTTTTTGGTTTTAAACTATCTTTAGCATAGATGTCATAAAATCCAACTTTGCAAATGTAACGTCCTTTGTTTCCTGATTTTGTTGCCATAATTTCTTTTGTTTATTTTTTAAGTGATTAATACTGATACAAATATATAAAACTTATTTCTATAATTCAAAACTTTTATGAATTATTTTTATTATTTTTTTTCATTACCAAGTATAAAACTCATATCAGTTATAAATTCTTGACTTTTTGCCAAATCCATAACAATATCTTGTGGTAGTTGACCACCTAAACCATTAACTCCGTACTTTCTACCAAATTTATTTAAAACATCTACGGTTGCCTTAGTTGTATCATCACCAATTAAAAATGCCTCATAATCTGCATCAGTCAGGTTTGGAAATATGACACTACCTGTTAGATCAGCTTCAGATAATATACTAGATGAAAGTCTTAATTGTTTACCTCCTTTAGTCTTAGGGGCCATAATAACACCTTTCGTTGTCGCTAACTGAACTAATCGTTCTTTAGTAAAGTAATATAAATCAACTCTATTATTTTCTTTTGGTATACCAATTAAAAGTGAATCAATACCTTCTAACGATAATCTAACAACATCTTCAGCAATGTTTACCATATCGTTGTTTTCAGAATTAACTAATTCTTTAATAGGGTTTTCTGAATTGAAGATGTTAAGTAATTCCTCCTTATTTTCGGGTGAACCATTATATGTGTTGTAATAAGTTTTTAAACTTGTAGATATAGATTTAATAACCACAGATTCTGTTTCGTTATTTAAAGTTTTAAGTGATATTTTATTCCCTTTAGCGTCTACGTCAAATGGTGATGATTTACTTTCAGAAATATCCCCATCTAAAAATCCTGCTATCATTCCTTCAAAATCAAATCCCCTATTTCTTGATACGTAGAATCTTCTATAATAGTTATCAAATCTAAATTTAGAACGAGTGGTTACGTTTGATAAATTCAAAGACATTAATGATGCAATTGTTCTATTAAAATTAATAGTTTTTCTTCCAATTTCTGCATATATAATGTTACTGATAGCGTCTCTAGCACTAAACATATCAAGTGGTATCAACTTAATTTTTTGTAGTTCTCTAGCCATTATCCTTTTTAGGTCTTCTTTTGGCATCTCATTTAATAAAAATGAAACCACTTCCATTTTTTGTTCGGCAATTTGGTAAAATATATTATTCATAGTTAGTTATATATAGTCGTAAAACATTTCGTTTATGTATTTTTGAGTTGTGGACCAATCTGGATAATCAGGAGTTCTAAAATCTATACAGTCATAATCTTGATCGTAGATTAGTTGTTTCATTAAAGTAGTATAACTACCAAAATAGTCTAAATATGAATCGGAATATGATTGACCTCTATTGTTTTCTAAAAATAAAGTGATGTTTCCAACAAAATCTCTAATTTTAATATAATTTAAGTATGTGGTCACTTTTTTACCATCCGATTTGGTAGTTTCTTTTCGTACTTCATCAATTTTTCCTTCAAAGTATTCATTTAAACCATCATATACTAATTCATATATTTCATTTTCATATGCAGAATTATAAGCGTTCCAATAAATATTTTTTAATTCTTGACCTAACTCACTTAAATCTTTTTCACATAGTTCGTTTATTGCGTCGGAATCTTTAATTAATTCATTTAAGTCTTCAGCTTGAATTTTAAAATAACCTTCAGTTCCCTGTTCTTCTGATAAACTTTCAAAAAAATCGGAACTATAATCTTCTAAAGATAACTCAACATTACCAATTTCTTTAAAAATAGCATCTTTTAAATGAATAGTATTTTTTTCATTTAAATCGTCAATAACATCAGATGGTTTTGTATCATTATCAAAATACCAATCGTTACCTAAACCATCTTCACTAAATACTAGTTTTGCAACATCTTGAGGAGAACTATCACGACGAGAGGAACCGCAAAAGAAATCAGCTAATTCATCTCTATCATTACCTAAATATAGATAGAACCCATCAGGTCTAATTTCAACATCACCTAAAACGTTGCTTGTAATATATTTAACGGTATTTTCATAGTTATATTCTAAACCATGTAGTAAATAATTGTTTTGAAACTCTTCTGGAACAGAATTGTAGTCTAAATTAGCCATAATACCATTATCAACCAAATAATCAAACAATTCATTACTAAAATCATTAGAAGGTATCGATCTTAAATCAAGGTCATCTAAACGATTATATTTGTTAATGAATTTAAAAAAAGTTATTATATCATTAAAATATGGTTTGATTTCGGTATCAAAAAAACCGTCATTAAAGTTTTGTATAAGTTCTTCTACATCCATAATTAAAACTGAATTGGTGCCTCTTCAAATTGAATTGTGTCATTATCTAAGATTTTGTATTTATTAATCTTATTTCTAAATATATAAATATCATTATTACCACTAGATGCAAAAACAAAATAGTCAACAGGTTTTTTATCTAAGTTTTTAATATTATAACTTGTTATCTTATATTGGTTTCCATCTTTTTCAAGCGAACTAAAAGGTTTTACTTGGAACTTAGCAAGGTCATTGGTACCTTCTTTTTCCATTACAAAGTCAATACCTTTTCTATCCAATTTTGAACCAGGAACTGATCTACCCCTTAACTTCCAACCTTTTAAGTTTTTAAGTATTTTGATAAGGTATTCGTAAGCGTGTCTTTCATTTAATTCTCCCCGATAAAGTGACTCCGTATTTTGTTTAATTAACTTATCAAGGATTGGCCCGTTCTTAAATAATTTGTTTCTATTCATTGACATCCATTTAATGAAGTCGTTCATAGTGTCCTCATTGTTTATCACATTTTTTGTTTCATTTTCATATAAACTAATAATTGTTTTTCTAACTTGTGGATTGGTGTCGAAGTAATTTAATATTGACCAATCACCACCTTCTGGATCATAATCATCTAATCCTTTTTTAATTAATAAATCATGTACCGTATGAACATTAACAACACCACCTCCACCACCAGGACCTCTACTTCTATCACTATCCCAATTTGACTTATATAAGTCTTTCAATATGAAATATACTTTTTCTTTGAACTTTTTTGTAAATTCATCTGAATTGATGGATATTGGTTTAGAAGTGTTTTTTTCTATAGGTGTTTCGGGTTCAATGGTTTCATCCGAATTAAAATCAAACGTTAGTTGTTCATCGCTTTCAACTAACATTAACTGTTTGATTCTTATTATATCTTCATTTAATCCCTTCATTAATTATAAATATCAACACTCTGTAAGTTTAAACTTATCTTTTCTATTATAAACTTTTTTTGAAGGTACAGATTTTTGAATCATCTTTCTTCTGACAATTTGAGCTACGTGTCGTAGAGATAAACCATTAATTTTTATTTCTTCTTTTTTCATAATTACAAATATACAAAAAGTTTTTTAATTAATAATTAAACTAGTTTAAATTCTCCAATATCTTGGACAAATTCATCCTCATAGTTCATATTATGTGATAACATGACAGTACCTTCTTCAAAATTAAATTTAATTCTACCGTCACCACCTTCATTGTTTTCCCATCCTGAATGGTACAAATCAATTATTTCATATCCCGTATACTCAATATCTTGGTTTAGTCGCACACTACTTGTTTCACTATCTCCGTAATCATTAATTTGACCACTATCCCCTCCACCTTCATAAGTTATTTCTAAAGTATTTCCATAATCTTTTTTCATTTTTTCAATAAAATTAGAATCACCTAATTTTTTTAGGTATTCATATTTAGCGCCCCATTGACTTTGTGTTTTATTTTTTAAATCATCAAAAGCCATAAAATTTTCACTCTCTTGGGAATCTCTTGTTGTTATATTTAAAAAAATATTAATTTTTGAATCCATTGGTGAGTATTTTACATTAATATTACCATAACCTGTGCAATTATCACAAAACAAAAAACTCATAAATTCATCTTCATTGTTTTTGATGAATTCATCTATAATATCATTAAGTAAGATTGCCCCACTACTTCCTCTATCAATATCGTCTGAGGTATCATATCTTCTGGTATAAGGACCTTCAAAATCATAAAGACCATCATCTTCAGAGACATAACCATCCCAAAATATTCCAGAATCACCAACAACCGCCATTAGGTAATAGTTGTATTTATTTATTATTTTTTTTTGTTCGTCAGTTATTTTAATATTTTCCATAATAATAAATATACTAGTCCTCAAACTCTAACTTTTGAGTCCTTGTTGCCCATAAAGGTCTTTGTTTATTTTCTACAATTTGGAACCACTCTCTTGCGGTTGGTATGTATCCATCACAATCTTCTTTTACATGTTGCTCACCAACGTATCGAGTATAAACCGTTTTCCCGTCACTATTTTTAAATTCAGGCCCAAACCTTTGTTCCATCTCAAATATCCCTTCTGAATGGTGTCTCCACATCCTATGAAAGGAATGGCCATGCCAACTCTTGGTCTCATCTAACCAATTATGTAAATGGATATAATCTTCCCATTTTCCGCCAAACTTTTTAACTGAACTTTTTGCATGTAAAATCGGATGTGCCATAATTAATCTTCTAATGTTGGAAAATAGTTTATCATTTCTTGTATTGTTAAACTTACTGGTAAGTCCCCTTCTATTAATGTTTCAAACAAATCCCTTGATAGTTTATTTATATAAATATCTGAAAATAATTCAGTTAAATCTGTTACGTAATCTTTATGAAAATATTCAATTCCTGTGATTTCTTTTATGTTACCCCAAGATAAAATAACCTTTTTACCTTTAAAATTACCAATAGGTATAAAATTTGGTGATGACTCGCAAATCATACCCTCATTACTATCTTCAAAAAATATAACATTTCTTTTGGGTAGATAAGTAATGTGGTAGTATTCCCTGACAAAATCTTTAACCGCATTTTTGATACTCATATCATTTTAATAATAGATAATATTTATTAATAAATAAACTAAAAAACTATTAAGAATGGGTTACACAAGAGAACAGGTTGTGGCTGCCGTTAAAGCCAAAGGTTACGTCTACTTTGAAGACGCAAATAATAAAAGTTATGATGTTAACATCATTGGAATTAGAAACTCAACAACAGGACAAAAAGTTACGAATGTGTTTGATGATTTATTAACCGTTTCTTATAAAGACGAAACCGGTGCTTGGCATTACCACGAATGGGCTGCAACTACAGACCCAGGAACAAAGGGTGTTAAACAATTTGGTAATAAAGCTGGTGTTGCTAGACTTGTTGAAGGTCAATACAGAGGTTCACACATTATTAGATTACATGGAGGAAAATACGAAGCGTTAGGACAAAACAAACCAGTAAAGGTATACCGAGACGCAAACCGTGATATGGCATATGACGAAAAATTAATTCAAGAAGGTGTTTTTGGTATAAACATTCATAAAGCAGGTGCCGATTCTACATATGTGGAAAATTGGTCTGAAGGATGTCAAGTATTTAAAAAATCAGCAAACTTTGAAGAATTTATGAAAATCTGTAGAAAATCGAAAGATATTCACGGCAATTCTTTCACTTATACACTAATTGAAAGTTCAGACATTAAGTAATGAAAAAGGGAAGTAAAACTTCCCTTTTTTTATATCTCTTCGTTGTTATTAACAACTTTTATTTTACCATCTTCAACTTCAACAATAATAAAACCATCACCATTTCCAAACGCCCTTATTGTTTCATCATCCAAATCAATCTTTTCAGGTTTCATTATCACTTTATGTCTTTTGGTCATCGATAACTTTGATTCTTGTATTAATTTAATTTGTTCATCATTTTTACATTCAACAACAGATGGATAAAAATCACCAACGGTAACAATCGCAATATCCCCAACAGATATAGGTTCATCTGTGGTTAAGTATGGTTTTTCTTTCACCATAAAAAGTTTAAAGGTTTGTTTCATCTTTTTTGTTATATACTAAACTATATCCGTAATTACCACACGCATCACATTTATCATAATCTTTCGATTCATCATCATTCATTTCAAATTCATCAGATCGACTGGTAATGATTTCAGCAATCGCCACCCAATCCATTATATCCAACTTATCTTTTATTTCATCTAATTTTAAAATAAACGTCGATTTAAGATTGTTAATATACTCAGGACTCCTATTGTCGTATTCATGAGTAAATAATGATTCACCATCTACTAAAACATCATGACCTAAACATGCCTCACTAATTTCTATTTTTTTCATAATCCAATTTTATATAAGGTATTTATGGTTTCAATATACTTTTTAAGGTTAACCACACTTTTTTCAAAATCAACTCTTGGTGTCTCATTAAACCTAATAGATTCCTCATTATCATTAATTGTCTGTTCACAACTTTCTTTAATGTCTCTAATCACATTAATTAAGATGTCCTCTTTATCGTATTGTTTATTAATCTCCACTTCCATTAATTTTCCCTCCAATTCTCTACAATAATCTATTAACTCTTGCACCTCAGGATGTTCGATTAAATGTTTATTATTTTTGAATATTTGATTTACGTTCTTCATGGTGTTTATTACATAATGTTTTATACCAACCTACAGACCTTAACTCTCCTTTTTCCCCACAGGTCTCACAAGTTTCATAACTTAAGTCCTCAGCAGTTTGTATTCTTTTATAAATCTCTTCTGATGCCCCATTAATATAAAATCTTAAGCCACCAAACTTTTCCTTAACCTGGCAGGTTTGTTTGTCCCAACCTAACACTATTAAATCGGTTATTAGGTCTTTAATTAATGGATACCAACCATCACCACACTCAAAGAACTTAGAGTCCTTAATTAGGTCTTTATCGGGATAAAAACCATTCTCAAGTCCACCTATGGACTCAAGGTATTCATTCATTTCTTTATCTTTCATACAACTTTAATTTACAGGTCCCAAATTGATTTTCGTTTCTTCTTTGGGAACTTGAGTGATATCCACAGCACAATCTTTTGGATTATTCTTTTATTCACCTTAAGTCAAAAATTTTAATATTTTTTCTTTAATACCACTTTGTTTAATCCCTTCACTTGATCTTGGTGTTAATACAAAATTATCAATTGCCCAAACATCTTTCCACGGTTCACCAATTTTACCCATATTCAAATCATCAACTGAAACCCAATGTGTAACCTCAGGATGGTCATGTAAATATTGTCTAATCTCAATAGTTCTGGTTTGTTCTAAATCCCATCGTGGTGACCATATAAAAACATTACCATGAACCGTACAATTTTGTATATCCGGAGTTAACGCAATTGGTCGTTTAATGATACCTTGACTTTCGTAGTAATCACCAAGTTCTTCAAGAGTTGCGTGCAATTTCCAATCTGAACTTACAACTATTTCAGCACCGGTTTCTTCGATAATTTCATTTAGGACCTTAATTGCCTTTGTATCAAAGTCATCAAAACGATATTCAACAGGAGCAGTTTTTTTCTCATCACTACTTTCAGGATTTTCGCTTCTATATTTTTTCCATTTCTTTGTTCGTCCACCCCAATTATTGGATAGACAAATCACTCCATCGTGATCTAAAAATATTACTTTCATCATTTAAAGTGTTTTCCGTGTTTACCCCATATCCCAATACATAGGATTAAAACAATAAACAATATGGTCATAATTAACATAACACAAAGATAAGTAAAAGAATTAAATAAAAAAAGGGGGAGTAGCGAATTCCCCCCTTTAAATCGTTACCCTAACGGATAACGGCCCTAAAGCCCATCAACTAAGATGGGGTCTCTTAAAAAAAAATCCCCACATATTTCAGTGGGGATCAATTTCACCTAGGGGTGGGATTTTCAACCTGTGTCGGATTACGCCAGACACCCTACGATTGGTATTTTTTTAATGATTGAACCAATAACAATCAATTCTTATACAAAGATAATACTTTTTTACAATTCTACAACTATATAATCATTTTTACAAAAATTTTCTTCTAACCTTTCTTTTTTAGTTTTTACTTTATTAAGCAAAAAATTACCATCTTTCGAATAAGCGGAGGTAATTATTGATAGTTCATTTCCGTCCTTTTGGAGTATAAATTCAACAAAATCAAAATATTCTGAATTATTATTATTCTTAATTTTTTTTATAAAAATAATTCTATTGCTGCACGGTTTATTTAATTTGAAACTTTCTACAATTTTTTGAATGTTATTTTTAATTGTTGGTGCCAAAATTGAGTCTGTCGCACCTATTCGATAGTCATATCCCTTTTTATCAAGTATGTCAATGTGTTTTAATAGTGAGTCATCACCATGTCTTTCAAACCACTGATGATATGTAGATATAATCTTATACATCATCTTATCATAGACTTCAATACCTTTTTGCTTAGGAAATTTTTTTTCCTCCAAAAGATATTCTCTGAAAATTCTTTCTATTAATCTTTTCATATTCTATAAATATAAAATCCCCACTTTTTTCAAAATGAGGACTTTTATATAGTTTGCGGAACTAAAAATTATTTTCTATCCATTCTTGATTTGTCGGCGGCCTTGTAGTGAAAACCGGTTTTATACTTATCATATCCACCTCTTTTAAAGAACGCAGAGTCTTTTAAAGTCACACCCAACAAAGAAACAATACCAGCAACAAGAGCGGCTCCACCACCAATAAACATCGCGGCCGGCACAATTCCTAAACCAGCTATCAAACTAGTATTTTGAACAATTTTATCTAAAATTCCTCTTAATTTCATTTCAGTTTCACTCATTCCGTATTGTTTTTCAAAATCCTCATACATCATTTCGTCAACTTCTGAATAATTAGCATCTTCCTCTTCCATTTGTGATACCACATCCATCAACATGTCTTCTAATTCATCTTTACCTTTACGTTTCATTAAATCACTAAGGAATCTCATTTCAGATGGTGAAATAGTATGTTGTAGTTCTTCTTTAGCGGTTTCTAAATCCATTTTAGAAAAATCCGATTCCCCTTCCATTTCTTGGGAGTCTGCCATCCATTGTTCTTCATCTTCTTTGATAATTCTTTTTACCAAATTAATAAGTTCGGATTCTGTTAGTCTTATAGTTCTTTTCATTTTTTTATAGTTTTATTATAAATACTTTATAGTTTTAAAATATCTCCAATTTTTACAAAATCATCATTAAATTCTTCCATTCGCATTCTATCTTCATAATCGTAGTCATCAATATCATTATAATTAGTGATAATTAATTCATATGAAAATGCGCTATCGTTAGCATTTAATTCTTCAAATTTTTCTAAAGTCATTTCGGTGTCTTCAAACTTTTTAATTTTTGAACCTAGCACAACAATACTCATATAATTTATATTAAAATAGTCTTCGGTAGATTCTTCTTGTCCACTACCATCACAATTTGAACATTGAACATCACCATCTCCACCACAATCACTACAGGATAAAGTTTGTGATCCGTCACATTCATTACATTCATAATTACCCTCTCCACTACAATTTGAGCAAGCTTCTTTACCCGAACCATCACAACTTGAACATTCAACTTCTATCTCTTCACCTTCATCGTCATAATCAGTTTCTTCACCAGAACCATCACAATTTGAGCAATCTTCTTTACCCGAACCATCACATTCGTAACAATCTTCTTTACCCGAACCATCACAACTTGGGCATTCAACTTGTCCATCTCCATCACATTCGTAACATCCCTCTTGACCTCCACCATCACAGTATGAACAATCCATGGTTTTTTTGGTTAACTCAGTAAAAATTTGAATTTGATATTCATAAAGATTACTAATAATTTTTACTAAACCGTCTGTTGGTATTTTTGGGTTTCTAATCATAAAGTAAGTAGCAAAAATAGTTTTTGTTCTTTCTCTATGTGTGTTTAGTTTAGAAAATAAAACATTAACCAAATGGTCATTGTCTGAAATACGTTTTAGATTGTTTAACGTTTTTATACCCATACCTTCACTTTCAATATAATTTTTGAAAGTTTTAGCAATTGATAATATTTTTCTTATCTCTTCTTGATTCATATAAATAAATATATTAAAAAACAAAAAACCCCACCATTAAAATAAAGAGGGGTTTATATTATTTATTAATCAACAGTATCTATTAAATAGAAACTATATTGTTCATTTTCTATGTGGTAATTCCCTACTTTAACAATAGTTGAATCTTTTTGTGTGTCATATGAACTATATGCGTCGCAACCAGCTTTAGATGTTTTACAGGACATTAAAATAACAACAAGTCCAAGTAAATAAATTAGTTTTTTCATTTTTATATTTTTTATGATTTTATTTTCTCTCATAGTTCTTAAGTTTTTTGTAATTCTTCCCAATCTTCTTTTTTTACCGAAACTCTGATACCATCGATATTAAAAAATACCTCATTAGTAAATATCATAGGTTTTTCTATTTTTTTAGGGTCTACCATAATTCTAGTATAATAAACACTTTCATTTGCAAATCTTACGAACACTTCTTTTTTCATTTTTTTTCATTTTCAGAAAAGGTTGATGTTAGAATACCTAACTCTAAAAGAACTAATAATACTCTACCCCACACATTTTGTGTTAACCACCACTCTAATGGGTTAATATTAGCATATATTGTTGAAAATATTAAAAACCAAAAAAGATTTTTAAATATTAACTCGGTCAAAACTAACCCAGTTGGTTTATCTGTTTCCATTTTCATAATTTGTTATTTTTTTAATAGTAAGTAATAAAAGTGACCCCATCAAGTTAATGGGAGTCACCTACGTTATGTTTTTCACTAAATATGCTATAGTCAGGATTAATTACTTTACCTACTTTGTGTCTATCACCAGTAACAGATTTAACAACTACACCTTCGTGAGGAACTTTGGTTCCCTCTATATTATTATTAAATACGTATTTATCTTGTTTTTCTTTGCACCAAGTCCCCAAATAAAGAACCTCAACTCTTTGTAACCCCAAAGATTTGAAGACATTCTTTTCATCGTAATAAGGTCTGTAATTACCATTTAATTCAACATCAAAACCAGCAAATTTAACATCAGTTAAACCATAATCATAATTTTTTTGTATACCATGACCATATATCTCACCATAGATGATTAACCCATCACCCAAATAGTCAGGACGACTATATGTCTTAACATAATCCCATAGTTTATCTTTTATTTTGTAATTATCTGCGACAGTTCTCCAAACATCGGTTTCATAAAAACCTTGAGAGTCAGAACCTTTCTCTACATTGTGAGACCCGTAAACATATTCATACCCAGCCCATTTGTTTCCAAAGAACTTTTTAACATAGTCCCAAAAAGATAATCTTTTCTTTTTAACAATACCATAACGAGCATTTGTTCCGTGAAGTTTACGAGTGATAGTAACTATGTCTTCCTCGTTAAACATTTCAGGTGCGTTCTTCAAGTTAGGAAACTTGTAGTAGATATGGAAGTTAGGGTTTTGGTGGTACTTAAATTTTCTACCCCCACTTAACTGAACCATCTTAACAGGTGGTTCGTATTTGAACACTTCAAGTAACTCCATGCAGTCAGAACCATCGTATCTGTATTCCTCAGGAACAAAACTTATTGGTATTATTAAACATTCAGAATAAACCTTACGAAGTTTTATAGTTCTTACTCTCTGACCCTTACGAAGATAACTTGTAACACCTAATTCATCAGAAAGTTTTTGTGGTATAACCGCATCGGTAGTTGCAACAACAACTAAATCACCTTCTGTATATTCACCTTTTTTAGTTATAGCGTTCCAACCATTAACGATTGCAAGCTCTATGTTGTCAGCACCTTCTATTGTCTTAACCTCTCCGATTGCACCAACATAACATACACTATTTAAATTTTCCATTTCTTATACTTTTTCAAATTCTTCTTTAACTAAATTTATTTCTTCATCCAACTTTTCAAGTTCTTTAATCATCATTTCTTTTATAATCTCTTTATCATATAATCCGACTTCACCTGGCGTTTGGAATTTACCTCCATACGTATACTTAATCGTAACCCCCAAACTACAAGATTTAAGTGCGGATTCTAATTTATGTTTCCGTGTTTTTAACCTTTCAAGGTTTTCTTTAACTTTTTTTGCTTGTTCAAATTTTTCTAATTCCATAACTATTTTTTTATACTGTATGTTCAATTTTAACTCTTACACAATTTTGTTCCATTCTATTCAAGTGTCGGTAATTGTTGATGTAACCCATCATGTTTCCACTACCCACCGCATTTGCTGAATGTACTACAACTTCAACAATATGTTTACCATCTAACCATTGATTAACTAACCACTTGGTGCAATCCATACCAGTTTTTTCGGTGATGTTATCGTAATTGATAGTATAGTTTTTTACAACTCCGTAATGCCATTCTCTCATTGCGGTATCACCCAAATCATGATCCAAAGATATTAGTTCAATGTTCTCCAAACCAATTTCATTTATCTTACTAACAAATTCATCATAAGAACGAACAACAATCCAACTTGGATCTACCGGTGTACGAACATCATCTAGATAGATTCTGTATTTTTGTTTTTCTAATTCCATATCACAAATATATTAATTATTTTTTTAATCTTCACCATCTTCTTCAGAATATTTTACCTTCATAGATCTTGGTTCAACAAAATCCCACTTATTACTTTCAAACTCTGTAACCCATTCATTAACATCTTCTCTTGTCCAATGTGGAGCAAAAGAAGGACGATACTTAAATGGTAAATTTTTACTTTCATCCCACTCATCAAGTCGTTGTGTTACATCTTCAATAAGATTTTTACTTTTAGTGTGTTTAATCCACTCTCTGTAATCGTCCTCAGATTTAATAAACATAACGTCACCATAATTTTCAAACTCCATTTCAGAAAATTCTAAATTTGGATTGTTGGTATAAACATCAACAATACCATTGTCACCGTAATATGAATCACAAAGTTCTCTTAAACCATATAAACTACTTGGTTTTTCTTCCCATACACTACCGAACTGACGAACAGAACAGATATACAAATACCCATCTGTGTAGGAATGTATTTTTCCTTGAATTTCATTTCTTAATGAAATAAGTTCGTCCATTGTTAATTTGTCTAAATTCATTTTGCGTATTTTCTAATTAGTTTAAAAATTTCTGTAATATCCGTAAACTCGGATGGTGGACTATCGTTTCTACCCGGTAAAAATATTAATGTAAATCCGTGATTCCCTTCAAACTTTTCAGTTACTCTTTTACCACAGATTTCAGTAATATATACCCAAGGAAAGTTTCCTGATAGTTTTACATCAATACCAATTTTTTTCAATCTTTCTACAAATACCGTGATTTTATCACCAGTTAATTTTGTGCTTGTTTCTGTTTCCATATCTATATATGTTCCAAATTTAGTTTCTATTGTTTTCATTTAATTAATTCTAAAAATATTATTACAACAAAGGACCCAAACAAATATCCAAGTCCCGAACATAATGCCAATCTCATTCTTTCCTTCCAAGTTTTTGACTCAACCATAAATCCCACGAAAGGTAGTGATAAAAATGGTCCGATGAATGCAAAGAACAACATTCCAATATAGTTCTTGTCAGCAACAACTGTAATGTAAAATGTGCTTCCAATCTCTAATATAAGTGCCGAAAAGAAAACAATCAAATATTTTTTAATCATCTAAGAACGTATCTATGAATTACTATTACCAGATTACCACCAAATAACGCTCGGTCTGTTTGAATGTCAATCTCCATCATACCCAAGTCTTCCTTGAGTCTGTTAGCTTGTACCCCAACTTCGTGTTCAGCGTCTTTTTCATTTTTGAAAAAACCAAAGTAGGAATCACACCCACCTGTTTTATCACATACTCCGTAAATCATCTCTCTTTGATCCATAACATTCTAATTTTTTATCTGTAACATTCCATAAATCTTTAACACCCTCCGTCATATGACAATTATGTTTCTTACCAGTCCTACGACCAAATTCAACAATCATATCATTATGACGATTCTTAATAACGTGGGGACATTCTTTGCACGGTTTTTTCACAATACAAATATAATAAATAAATTTAGATTAAACTATTTTTTTTTGAATTTAAATTCGGTTTCTATTTTTCTTTTACCGTATTTTTTTTCCATTAGTTTTTGGTGTAGTTCCCAATTGATAATTGATTCGCTGACAGGTTGATTATCATCTTTTGCCATTGCATATAATTTTGATATTTTCTTTAACATTTTAGTTGATATATAATTAAATTTTTCACATTCAGCCTCAAAGAATCCCGTTGGGTCATTTTGAAATTTAATAAGGTAATTTAAAAACTTAGTTCTTAAGTTATCCATTTTTTCTTTATTGTCATCCTCCATAAAAGATGGGACATTTTTAGACATTAGTTTTAAAAAATTTCTTATCTCATCAGCTTTATCTGAAATCATATCATTAAAAATCCCCATTCTAAGATTTACTAAGTTAACATAAACAAGATTTAGAACCTCATCAATTTTTTCATTTTCCGACATATTTTCAGGATCAGTACCAATGTGTTCAAGTAAAGCGTCCACCCTATTCATTTGTTCTTTCATTCCTTCAATTAAATTATTAAATGTAAAATTTTTAATTTCAATAAATTCTTTATAAACACTGTTATTTTCTAAAAATTCTTTGAATTGTGATTTGGTAATATTTTTACTTTTAAGTTCTGAAGCGACCTCTGTTGTTCTAACCAAATTTTCAGCAATTGAGGTATAATACATATATCTAAAGAATTTATGATCAATTACCGGAATACCAAAAGTAGACATTCTTTGTGTTGCAGTATATTCGGCATCTCTACCAACTAAATCTAATTCTTTTGCTTGTTTATCATATTTGTGTTTTAATTCGTGAGCAATAGCCGATAAATGTTTTACCCTTTCTTTCATTATCGTATCATATAACTCATGTGGTTCCCAATTTTCTGAAACACCAAATGTTATTTCAATCTCAGCGGTTGTGGATGGTTCAATTCTTTTCATCATCACTTCTCTATCAAAGTTAAATGATTGACCCATACCCATTGACATAATCAAAACATTACCATCATAACCATCAAGTTCTTCCACATTAACCGTTAACTCATAACCATCAATTACGATTTTTTTCTTATCTCCCAATTCAAAATCTAAATCACCACTAAACGCATATGTGTTTTCTTTTTCATCTATTGATTTAACATCATTTACAACAATATCAAAAACTTCTTCAGCAGCAGCTAAAATAGAATCAGGAACCCCTAACGCTTCGTTAATAAATTTAAGTTGTGATTCTGTTATAATAATTTTCATATTTATAAATATATTGAAGTTATGGTTTAACCCACAACTCCATCTATATCATCTAAGTGGTGGTCATTCACTATTTCTGAACGAACTTCACGGCGGTCCATCATATGAACAATCTCAGTTAATTTATAAGGTTGGTAGTTATTACCATCAACACCAACATCCAATCGTTTCCCATTACCCCATTTTTTATTTGTAGGTAAGTGAACGTGTCCGTGAAGTTGGATTGCCCCTTTTGATAGTTGATTCCAACTACATAATGGATAGTGAGACAATACAAAGTCAGCACCACCAATATTTACTTCCAAATAATTTTGAATAGATAAAAACCTATCATGGATATTTTCTCGATTATTTTTAATGTGGTGGTCGTGGTTTCCTAATACAAGGTGAATGTTTTTACAAACCAAACGATCCAAGAATTGCCCTATTTTATCAAACCCACCAAAAGAGAAATCACCCAAGTGAATCAACGTATCGTCAGGTCCAATTTTTGAATTGATGTTATCAACAATAACACTATTCATATCCTCAATACTATTAAAGTCTCTTGTCGATTCTATAGGGGTTTTACCGTCTTTGGTTCTCCAATTGGTAACTCCGCGACAAATGTTTTTGTGCGAATAGTGAGTGTCTGAAGTAATCCAAACAACCCCACTAGTTAATATTTTATCAAATTTCATTTCTTATATTTTTATCTCAAAACGGTTTTTCATTTGTTCTAATTTATCGTCAGGAACTCCATGTTTGTTTGTTCCTCCGTGTCTATTTTCCACAATAATAGAGGTCACATAATAACCATACTTAATTGCCAATTCATAATATGGTTGAAGTTCCCATTCTTGTGTGAATGTGTTTGACACTGCAATTTTTGGTGTGTTTGACTCCATTGCATATCCAACATATTGTTGACACTCTTTATGAGCATCTTTTATTTCAGATGCAATAAAATTGTAGTTACCATCATTATCATAAAAATAATGGTCTGCCTCAAAAACCCAATTTGGGGCTAATTGTTTTGCTAAAGTTGTCTTACCACTTCCTGGTATTCCTCTAACTAAATATATCATTTTTTCCATAGTACAAATATAATAAACAATTTGATAATATTTATCAATATATGAAAATAATAATTACAGAAGAACAATACAAAACAATTTTAACCGAAAACATATTAAAGGATATTTTAAAAGACTTTAATATTACTTCCGGAATATTATTTACGTTTGGTTCCGGAATGGCCGCACTTATGGGACCAGTGGATAGGTTATTAAACAACTCAGGATTTTCATTAAGTGAAAAAGAAATATTACTATTATTAATCACATCAATTGCAATTATCATTAAGGACTCCGAATCTAATATATTATTAGATGAGGTTAAAGAAAAAGGATTGACTGAGGCCCTTAATGGTGTTGGTGAATTTTTAATTAACACTAAAAAACTAATTAATAATATATCAAGTAAAGTGATTGGTGTTACTTATTCTCTATTAGATATTTTAGGTTTTGCATTATTATTAAACCCAACGATGAATATCGTAAACGACATAATATCTGATGAAAATATAACCTCATCAGACACAAATAGATTATTATCAGGTGCCGCATTTGCAACGGTAGTTTACGGATTAAAAAGCGTAATGTCTAAAATTAAAAATAAAATAACCCCAATCGAAGATTAAAATAATCATTCATATTTTATCTTATCACTCGTCTAATGGTTCCATCCGTATAAATTTCAATAACAATTCCTGTAGCATTTGGGCCAACTTCTTGTCCTGCAGCATTAATAGTTTTGGCAATTATTTTAATGGCATCTCTATTGTTAATAGCTATTGGTCCAAATACCTCATTAACACCATCAATATCATATTGATGTAATCTATAGTAGTTAATTACTTGGGACACATCTTTATCCTCTAAACTATAGTCTATTTTTTGAGTTGAGTTACCAACAGATTGTACTTGTCCGATACCACCCCATTTAAAACCATCTTCACTTTTTTCAATAATAAAGTGACTAGTATTGTGTTCAGACGCGGTTGACCAATATAATAGATTTGAGTTAGTTTGTTTCTTACCTTCAAACGATAACAACTCAATAGGTAACGCAGACATTCTAGTCACAGAAACATCCCTACATACATTTACTGTTCCACATAATGAGTTTGTATTAACATGTATGTATAAGGTATTATTGTTTGTAGGTGTGAAAGATAATGGCGATAACCCTACGGCAATAACAGACCCATTAGATGTCCCACTTCTCACTGTTATCCAGTCAGTTGCGACCGTAGTCATTGCAATATATGGTGTTCCTACCACAGCACCACTCCAAACTGAATATTCACCGGCAAATTGACACGGCACCGTAGTATATGATATTCCACCAAATACCGGTAAACTTTGTGTTCCATATGCAATGGTATTGATACAAGGTCCTGGTGTAGGAGGTGAAACGCAAGTTAAGTTTATAGAAAAACCACTATTCGTACTATACCCATGAACTAGTATATAATAATTTGTTCCTACCACAGAAGACCATGAAAATGAAGCGGATGAACTACCACAAGCAGGACCATAATCATCATTACCCCCCACACAAGTTAGACTTCCGCACCCTACCCCTGAAAATACAGACATTTTACTATCCCATGCCGTTGCACAAAGATTTGCAGTCATGATTTGTCCATTTCCTGGAATAACATACCAAACACCAGGTTGCGTTTGACTAACAGAACAAAATCCACCTTCACCCGTTCCAGAGTTAGTGGCATTTACTGTTGTTCCTGCTATGGTTTGGCCACAAGTAATAGGTGTTGAATTACACACTAAATCATTTGATGGGGCTGCAGGTGCTGAGCAAGTTAAACAAGAAATAGATGATGTTCCGCAGTTCATAGCGGTACCACAAGTATTATTTGTGTTGTAATGAACGAAATACGTTCCTGAGGATGGACATGTCCAATTTAGTGGAGCATTTCCACTAGCAATTACCGTACCATTATATGTTCCTGATCTAACCGTTATGAATCCACCTAAATTGTAAGCTGATTGATATGTACGACCTACAATACAAGAATATATCGTACTGTATTCTGCTTGAAATTGACAAGTACTAATAATTACTGTTGTTGGTGTTGATGGTGCCGTTGCCGATCCGTATGATGTGGTATTAATACATGGACCTACAGCGGCACCTGCACAACTTGCTAATACGGTTTGCCCTCCAGCGGTTGCAGATCCAGCAACCGGTTGGATAGTATTGATTATGGTGGTTCCTGCTCCATTGATAACTCGTATACGCATTTCGGAAGGATAAAGTCCTGCAGTGGTTCGGAATACTCTAATTGTTGCCCCTACAGCAGCACTAAAGGAAGAAGAAGTAGGTCCGGCTCCAACACAACTTAAATTAGATAAAACAGTTACACCGTTAACGGAAACAGATACCAAACCTCCATTCCAACCATCACCCCAAGTGTCGGTTCTTTGTATGGTATGTAAGCATGATTGTGAAAATAAGAGAGATGAAAATAGGACAAAAAATCCAAGTAGTATATTCTTCATATTAAAAATAAATAAATAAAGTTATTTACTCACTTGAAGAATCTTTTAAGAAACCCCCATATTCCATGGGCCGGTCGAGACGTACATAAATATAGAAGTACCACAAAACAATTAAAGGTAATTGCGTTATAGATGAATATTTATGGTGTTTTAATTATTATTTAGAATATATCTTTATCGAATACTATTTAAACCCAAAAACAATAACCCCAATCGAAGGTCAATTGGGATTATTATAAAAAGTCAATTTCATTGGTTACTGGATTCCAATCAATAATCCAAGGCTTGTGAGAATAAAGGTATTGTTCATTCAACACAGACGCATTGAAGTAGTGTGTGTATCCATCAAAGTAATGTCCGTGTCCACTATGGATGTGACCACAGATGTGAATCTTAGGTTTGATTTGTTTGATTTTCTCAGCAAGTAATTCACAACCCAAGTGAACATTGCGGTTACCTTCAACATCATCCAATATTCCCCAAGCCGGTCCGTGAGTAATTAAGATATCAATTCCTTCAGGAATCATATCCCATACCGCTTTTAACTCCTCACCATTTTTTGGTAAGTTAAACGCCCAATTGTAGAACTCAGGTTGCCAAGGAGATCCCCAAATTTTAATCTCAGGTCCATCACCATCTTGAATGGTCATTAACTCATCTTGAATATATTCAATAGTTTTGTAACCTGTCAAGATACCTTTTACTTTCTCAACATTGTTTTGGAATCCCCAATCGTGATTACCCGCAATAAATACTTTGTGATCGTAGGTTACGATTTTGTCATACCAACCCGCAAACTGAGTGATCTCGTGTTCGTAACCCATAGAACTGATGTCACCTGCGTGTAACAACAAATCGCCACCAGGTAAATCGTGGTGTACGTGTTTGTGTTTTCCGTGAGTGTCTGATATGATAGTTAATTTCATAATACAAATATAATCATTTTTTTAATTTTAATAAAATATATTTTAATAATTTGTATTTTAATTTGTAAAACATCTTAATTTATTTTAATCCATTTATTGTCGTGATTATATTTAAAAGACCCAATGTGTTCACGATTCCATTCTTTTGGGTCTATTAATGATAAGAAAACATTTCCTTTTTTACCATAATAAAGATGATATATTTTTCCAATCACAGGTTCAAAACTAAACTTTGCATTATAAACCAAGTCATTCCACTTGTATTCGTCAATTAGTTTTTGATATTCATTCTTTAATTCCTCAACCTTATCTTGGAATTGTTGGTTAACGTGAATTACTCTTGGTTGTTTCCAACTTTCTATATTAGGAACATGTATAGCAGGTGCCCCAATATTACTACCATAAGGTAATAATCCTGCGTTTTCCACATAATTATCAGGTTTTTTTGAATTAATAGTTTCCTCTTCCACAGTGAACCATAGCTTTTATTCTTTCTTGTTCTAACCAAGAAAGGTATTTAAATAATCTTTTCATGTCTTAACTTATTATTTTAATTTCACTTTCAGTTTCTATTACTACTCTTGCCCCACAACTTAATAACGGTTTCTCATCCCCACTACCACAATATATAATTCTACTTGGTCCAAGTATTTCGACCTCATTACAATACGTGTTCTTTCTACCTTGTTTAATTGTTATTACCGGTAAGTCCGTATTCTTTGTTTTGTTTGACCTAATATGGTGTTGGTTAACGTGGATTTTTGTTTTCAAAATGAATTGGGTTTTCACAATTTCCTTTATGTGAACCCCAAGTATTTTCTCCAAAACCAACTTTAATGTATTCACAACCTCCATATGTAAATTCTGTTACATTTTTGAAACGGTCATTAGATTTCTGTCTTAACTCTATAGGTTTTTCTATTTGTTCAGATATTGTTTTATCACACGATGTTAACGATATAAGAACCATACCAAGTAGGAATCCAATTATCATCACAAATAATGGTCCAATATCTATTTCTTTTTTTTTCATATACAAAAATTAAATGATTTGTGTTCTAAAATCAACTATGGTTTTGAATAAAATTTGATTTTGTTTTTGGCGTTTTCTATTAACCATTCATCAACATATGGAATCTTTTTTAAGAAATCCAACTCATGTTGATAAGTTATTACTTCTTCAACGTTTGGTGCCAAGTTAAAGTTAGTTGTTAAAAAATATAAATGTAATGACTCGTGAACAAGGATTGCGGCTATATTGTATATATTACCGTTGTTCATCTCTTTTGTTGGAATTGTAATTATACTATCCGATTCTGTTGTTGAAAACCCTCCATTCCAAAAAGCAACTACCTTACATGTTTCCATAATAAGGTAGTATTTTTCTATATCATATTTTTGTACAGTATCTAAAGCCTGTTCTACTTTACCTTTCCACCCATCCCCAACATCAGTAATTCTGATTTGAGAGAAAGAGTATGAGGACAAAATTAACAATATCAAAAGTGTCCATATCTTCACGGCAATTTAGTTGCAGCCTCGTGTATTGCTTTTTTTAACGCTGACGATACCGTCATCTTTTCAAATGGAATTGACCCTTCTTGAACCTCAATCATTATCGCTCTAATCTCAGTGTCTGATTCACCAATACCTTGGTAACAATTACCTTTATAGTGAAGTTTAACTCCGACCTGAGTTATTGTGTTTGTTTTTTCTACACCAACAACTCTTATGGTTGTTTTAGGTAATCCAAAATAATACACCTCAACATCAATATCATCACCATTGTCAGATAAACAATACTTTTCAGATAACTCTTCTTCAACAATTTGTTTAATACCAAAACGAATATCTCTATTACCCAGTTCTCTTAATTTTGCCGTATTATATATTGAATCAACATGAACACATTGTTGAGCCGTTGCGAGGTTACCAAGTAGTAACATACCAAAGAGTAAGATTAAATTCTTCATATTTAAAACCAATTTTTTGGATTCCATTTTGATTTTTCAGCATCTCTAGCAGCTCTATCTAACGCGTCTTGAGCCTCTCTTGCCTGTCTATTAATTTCATCTTGTGCCGCTCTTGCTTGTCTATCAAGTTCATCTTGTGCTGCTCTCGCTTGTCTATCAAGTTCTTGTTGTGCCTCTCTCGCCTTTCTATCTAATTCTTCCTGAGCAATTCTTGCCAATCTATCAGTTTCCTCTTTAGCAGCTTTCGCTTGTCTATCAAATTCTTCTTGAGCTTCTCTCGCCTTTCTTTCAGTTTCTTCTTGGGCTATTTTTGCAAGTCGTTCAGTTTCTCTTTGTGTTGCTTCAGATAATGCTTGTGCTTCTGCCGCCACACGTTCTGATTCTTCAGCCGCCAATCTAGCGTCTTCAGCAATTTGGTTTGTATCAACACTAACACTTAAATCAACATCAACACCAAGTAAAACCGCCACTTCACCACTAACTCCAACAGTTGCAACTCCATCCACAAAGGTAGCTTCACCACCACCACCAATTCCAACTTGTTCTCCAACCGATACTCCTGCTCCAGCAGTTACTGAACCTTCTCTAAAATCGGCAGTTCCTTCACCATCAACACCTACTGATGTACCTGCAGATACACTTCCGTTTGCAACTACACCTTCATCTCCCGCTCTTACTTCTAAACTTGCCTCATTTCCTGTTTTAGCATAAGCGTCTACAGAACCACCAACTCCAAATCCTTCAGCATTTGCTTGACCTTCTACCGTCACATGAACTTCAGTTGTATCTGAGTAGTTTGCTTCTACATATACGTTATTACCGTCTAATCCACCTTCCACAGATGCCTCTGTTCCGGTTTTAGCAGACGCTTCAATACCAATTGAGGCATTTTCATCTCCGACTTCCACACCCGCAGATGCAGTGGTTGTATTGTCAATTGATGCTCCACCTGAGGTTTCATTTGAATGTGTTTCGGCGGTTTCGTTGTGTTTGATGTGTGCGTGTTTTTTCATTTTTACTTAGTTTTTAATTTATTTATCTTTTAATTCATTTATTGCATCCTCAACATACTTATCTCTTTGGTCTTGGAGATACGTAATTCTTTGTAAGAGTATTTCTTTATCTTCTTTGGCCGTTTTATCTATAAGTTGGTCCTTTTCTTCGTATTGTACTTGCCAAAATGAAACTCTTTCTTCCATCATACGATGTTGATAATAAATTACACCTAACATAAGTATAATAATAAAAGATTGTTCTTTAAGTTTAGATAAGAACGTATCTGCGAATCCTGAAATTGGGTTTGTGTTTCCTGACATAACGTTTAGTTTTATAAATAAATAGTCTTAACTTTTAATAATGTATTTAGTAAAGTCAGTGGATAAAGGTTTTTCATTTTTGAAGTAATATTTCTCCATTTTATTACCATATTTTATTGTTTTAATATACCCATCAGGAACTGTTGCCCCTGTTGGTAAAACAATTGATTTTTTAGAAAATATACATCTGATTTCAACGACAACATTTTTACCTGTTTTTGCTAATTCCCTTTCTCTAACTTCTAATAATCTCCAAGTCGTTCTATTTAAGTTTTCTTGTTGTAATGAACAATTTAGATAAGTGAACGTTTTAAATAATAAATCTTTTGTGCAATTAAAGTCAGCCGCTGGTGCCATATGACCTTTATCATATGAATTATTAAAATAATCTTTATCATCAGAGGTAAGTATTGAATCACAAGTATAGAAATCCATCCCTGTTCTTGGTGCCGATCCATTAGGACATTGTACCGTATACCGAATAAACTTTGGTTGTTGTAATTTCTCTGAATAAACAATCTCAAACATATCTGTTTTAATATAGATAGAATCTCTTAACGTCTTCTGACTGAATACGAATAATGGTAATGTTAATAATAGTGTTAATAATAATTTTTTCATATCAGTTAAAGTTGGAATCTTGTACCTATCATAAATAAAATAGGATTACTTTTTTTATACGTTGTAATTGTTTTATCTATTGTGTTGTTTAATCTAAAGTTTGTATTTAAAACAAATTTATTAGTAATTTTCCAATTCATAGAAATTCCGTAATAAATGTCTAAGTTGAAATTTTCAAAATACCCAATATTTAAATCATCGCTTTTAAACACTTTATAAATATCTCCTGTGGTAAATATCTGTGGTGAAATATCAACGATTTTCGTCTTTATCGGGTAAGTATACATTAACATAACTCTAATTGTTAGTTGAGTTGATGGTGGGTTTATTGGGTAAATATTCTCAACCCAATTACCACTTGAATCAACCACAAACTGACCTTCCCAAGGACCTTCCCACTCACCCCAAAATGTTTTTGATGTTATAAAATTGTAACCAAACTTTCCAAATTTTTTAGTGTTGATTACATCAATAAATGATACGGTTATATTTTTTTGGAAAACAAAATCACAAGACCCAATTGTTTGTAATGTAATTACCCTATTTTTTTTTGTTTTTGAAATCCCATATCCAATCCCATAATACTTCCATATTGGGTTTATTGATGTTATAAATGCGTGATTCCATTTTTGAGTGTTTGATGTTATATTATAACTTAAATTAAGAGTTGTTGATAAACGATTATTAACATAACCTAAAGATATGTCAGATGAAGAAAGTATGTCTTTTGAATAATCAACGTAAGATTGGGTAGTCCCTAAATTATTCCATTTTGAGTTATAATCAAATAGTTCTTGTGGTGTTAATTTAATAGTATCTTGAGCTTGAAGTAAAAACCCCAAAAAAGACAAAATAAAAAGTAATGTTAGTTTTTTCATTAGTAATTTACTGTTGTTTTATATCCAGGAGCAATCAAGTAATAGTTTTGTGACCCCCCACTTACGGGTGAGTTTATTGTCATAGATGGCATACCAGGAATACTTATTCTTAGGTCTGTTGTGTTTGTTGTTAGTGTTGTATATTGTGCTGGTGTGAATAATTTAGATGGTGTCATTGTAACCCAATTTGTTAATGTGTTATACCTTCTTAAGTTAATATAATTTTGGTCAGCAATGTTTATTTTACCATCGTAGTTCACATCATATCTATGGTAATGAATACTTTTAATGGCTGTCGTTCCCAAAACTAACTTTGATACCTCAACCATATCTGTTATTTGTAATGCGGTTACAGGTGTTGTGGCATCGTATTGTAAATACCACTCAACCGCAGGACTTGTTGGTTGTGAGAAACTATAATACCCCGACGCATTTGTATATGCCGTTTGATGTAATACCCAAGAAGTGTATGTAACAATGTATTCAAATTCCAACACATACGGCAACGACATATTAGGTAAATCATTCCATCTTCCACCACCAACAAATTGTATGTAATCCTCATTATTAGAGTTATTCGGTTCACCACCATTCCAATATGACCAAGAATATGGTTCTCCAGTTACCCATTGCCAAACACCTTCGGTAACCTCATCGGTTAAACCAATCCACCCACTTGGCCATAATCCAAATAAAAAATTATTTTCAGCCAATGTAGTTGAGGTAACAAGATGTCCTCCCATATTAATACAGGCTTGTTTGGCCGCAGTCCAAGTCATTGACCCTGTTGATCTATAGTATGAATGTCCATTAAAATTATTTTGTGATGTAAACCCATTCATTACGGGTGTAGTTCTTTTATACAACTTAACAGGTACATTAACCGCACCCGTTCCATCCGCATTATAAATGTATCCCGAATATGTAAAGTTTTGAGTAAACCCTATAAACGGAATAACAAATAACATTAACGTTATTATTGTCCTACTAACATTCTTGCTCCACATGTTACCGTATAATTTAAAGCACTTGATTTCAAATCCCAAGCACCACCTGCGTTTATGTTAAATTTAAACTTTTTTGTTATTTTAATATTTGTACCAATACTTGGTAACATTACATAAGGAGATTTCATTACCACATCATTATAGTAACTCACATAAGGAGCATAAACAAATAGGTTCATTAATTTAATATCAAATCGTTTACCTATTTTCATATCATAAGTTGCCCCACCAATAACGGCAGTACCTAAAAAAGATTCTCTATATACTTGACCATAAGATACGGTTGCCATATAAAGAAGTTTAAGTGATTTAGGTTTTTTAAATGTAAACATTTGACCTACCGCTATTGTTCCATATAATGATTTATTACCAAAAAACCCTACGGTCAGTGTACCTGAACCTATTATGATTGATTTAGACCTAATGAATGCATAAAATCCTGTTATGTTAGGACCTCTAAGTGCTGAGGTGTAATCAACTAAAACCCCAGAACTTCGTTTACCATCCCATCTCATTGCAGTATAACCACCCGTTAACTTTAACCCCGACTTAACGTCATTGTTTCTAAAGTTAAACCCAATAAAATCTCCACTACCCACTATTGTTGGTTTACCACCTTCTTTAGATGTTGGTGTTGAGTTTATTGTTGTGGTTGCACCTCCTGTTATATTTGTTTGTCCTCCTCCTTCTTCCGTTGTTGTTTGGCTTTCTTCCGTCTGATTATTTCCTGAACCAGACCCTGTACTCCCATTCCCACCGTTATTCCCAGTAGTCCCGACGCCGCTATTGTTACTATTACCACCATTTTCCGTTGTTGTTTGATTGTTTATTTGACCACCTATCTGACCGCCTATCTGACCACCTACAGACGATTCAGACGACTGAGTTCCTGTTTCATTTGATCCACCTTCAGTTGTAGTTCCTCCTGTTTGTGTTGAATTTTGAGTTCCAACATTTTGATTAGTGGTTCCATTTCCTCCGTTTGTAGTTCCTTCATTTGATCCAGAAGTGGTTGTACCTCCTTGAGTAGAGTTACCTGTTCCATTCGTTTGATTTTGAGTATTATTGGTTGTGGAATTATTAGTATTTGTTGTATTACTTCCACTTCCATTTTGGGAATTATTCCCTTTTTTGTTTTTATTGCCAGACCCCCCATTACTTAAAGAACTAACAGCCCCTCCCAATATGTTGGTGGACCCACCGGCTAAATCAGATATTGACGATAATGAGTTTAGAATCCCAATAACATTTAATGCGGTTCCTTGGGTTACATTTATTGTGGTACCTAAACCCACGATTTCAGAGCAAGGACTATTCGTACCATATTGTGAAAATATGTTATTAGTCCAATTGTCAAATGTTCCGTTTGTAAAATCGTTTTGACTAAACGACCCGATTTCTCCGTAGTATGCAACGGTGACGTTTCCGTTGATAGGCACTACTATTGTTTTTAGATTACCCGTACAAGGGTCTGTGTAACTATAATTGTAAGTTTGTGCATTCAGGTTTAAGAACCAAAACACACAAAAAAACAATAGTATAATAACATTTAGTTTCAATTTTTAAATACGCCTTTAGTAATAAGTCTACTAACGACTCTTGACGATGCCGTTTCCAATGCCTTCTTGGTAGTAATACCTATCGTTGATTGATTGAATTTAACCTCGTCTGATATATCACCTAATAATGATGATGTTTTCACCGTACTTGCTTCACCAAGACCTGATCCTACAATCACTTGACTTGTTTCAGCATCTACAAATTTAATTTGTAACCCTAAACGAGTTGTTTGTGTTGTTGTCTGTTGACCATTAACTTTTACAACCTCATCCTCAGATACACTGAAATCGTAGACTTCAATATAAACAAAGTACTTCGCCAATATCACATTTCCTTTTACATCGATTTTATTAACTGAGATTCCTTTATCAGAAGCCTTGTCCTGAGCAATCATTCGTTGTTTGATGTCTTCCTTTTCTTCAGTAAATACAAATCTACCCGTATACTCCAAATACTCAATTACAATGTTTGTAACCCCCAAACCAACTCGTTTGTCTTTAAGTTCAGGATATAGCTCATACAACTCCTCATTAATACCAATCTTTAATAATTGGATGGGTACTTGTATTGTATCAGTATAATTTGCAACATCATTAATAGATTGTTTCTTTTCAAATTCAGCCTGATATTGTTCAGTCTTTACAGAACCAATACCCCCACTGGTTTGTGGGGGTTGGGCTTGTACTGTTTTACATCCAATCAGAAATAGTGATAATATGTAAAGTATTTTTCTCATAATGTGTAAAGTATTTTTCTAATAATATGTAAAGTGGATTTTTTATTATCCCTCTACTTCTTCGTCTTTATCTTTGTTTTTACCAGCAAAGTATTTATCAACAGACGCAATACCAAATGAACCTAAAGTTATCCATAAAAACCCATCATAGATAAATTGATTTATTGGCATTTCTTGTCCGTGTAATCCCGTCCATATATCAACACCAAGACAAATAACCATCATGATAAATGACCCAAAACCTACTATCGATTTTTCATTAATGTCGTTATGATCCATAAACATTCTTACTAAGAATGATTTCTTTTTTGTTTTCTTTTCTACCATTTTAATTTTAATTTTAATTGTTTATTTTAATTGTTTATTACCAAGATTCTTCCTCTTTTTTAGGTTGAGGTTGAACCGGTTGGGGATTAGATGCGGGTTTCTCAATAACTCTTTCATGAATTACTGTATTACCCCCATTGTTTTCAGTTTTTTGTTTATTTTCTTGGTTTTGTTCCACATTAATAGTGATTGGTGCTTGACCTCCACTTTGTTCTGTTTTAGTTTCTTCTTTTGGTTCTTCATGACTACCAAATAATGTAACACCTAACCATGTACCCCCACCAGCAATTACTGTTGTTAATGTACCAATAATTGTTTTTTTCAAACCTGACCATGTTCCGTCATTGGTCTCTTGTGCTTCTTCTGACATTTTTTGTTTTTATTTATTTGTTTATTGTTTTACTATTCTTTCAAATGATGGAACACCATTTTCTACAGTAAGTTTAACTATATATACACCAGGAGCTAATTGTCCTAAATCTTTAGTGTAGTTATAAACTCCGTTAGGAATTTGTGTATCCAAAATTGTAACTAACTTTCTACCCACAATATCATAAATTGATAACGTAGCGTTTGTAGTTTCTTCAACTTTAAAAGTGATGTTAACCTCATCTTGATATGGGTTAGGATAAACTTCCATGTTGTTACCATTTAGAATTTTTCCACCTTCCATCTTTAATACTTGAAGGATTCCATTTGTAGGAGTTAAAGTTAAATCTTTAGATAATGTATTTCCTGCAAATTTTCTTGTAGTATATAATGGACTTGCTTCCCATAAGTTTTGTGGTTGTAACGCCAAGAATTGTAATGTAACTACTTGGTCACCATCTTTTAATGTGTTCGTATTATTTGTTGGGTCAAATCCACCCCAATCAATTTCATTATCATTTGGGTTAACATATGTAATCCATTTCATAGCACCTGCCGAAGAAATTATCCCTTTAAATTCTAATAATGTGTCATCATATATAAAACCAAATTGTAATGAACTTAACTCTACCCCGTTAGTATTAACTTTAACGGGAAGTTCAACCAAGTTTCCAGCTTGTACTGAAATGTGTGGTACGTTTACCTCAATAGATTGTGTAGGGAAATCGTATTCAACTTTAGTGTCGATAACATTATAGATTTGATTCTCTAAACCAGGTGCCGGTCCAACAACCACTTCAATAGGTGTAACACGAGCCATATGATAACCTGTACCATTTGCGTCACCCGGTACCATTACATAATAAACAACTGAATCAGGTTGACCCGGTAATATATTAAATGTAAAGTTGGTGACTCCACCAATTGTTGATGTGTAGTTAGTTGCCGATCCGTTAATTGTTGTGTATTCTGATGATGTAAAGAATTTAACATCTTTAGTGTTGTTAGGCCACTGAGTAAATCTACCTGACACTCTACCAAACACACCCCATACGTCAGATATTGTTGTACCATATGATCCATTAACATCTGCAGTATAGTAGTTAAATCCTGTCATAGTACCGTTGCCCAATACCCACTGATTGATTAATTGAGCATCTGTTGATGAGATAACATTACCCACACCCATACTATCACCTTGAACCGCTAAACGAACATCCCAAAAAGTAGTATCCAATGGAACTGAAATTGCAAAATCTCCGTCGTTATCTGTTATATATGTAGAGTGTTGTGTCCAAGTATTACTACCTAATGGTTTCTTTTCTAAAGCTAAAGTTAAAGTTTTTGCTCCCGTACCGGTTACGTTTGTAAATGTTCCGTGATACGCAAAGTTTACAGGTGTAAACACACCACCATAGTTATGAACACTTAAAGTAGTATCCATACCATCTTGTTTTGCGGCATATGGTGTGAAAGTTTGAGCTCCTGTCCATGTTAAGTTACTTATGGATGCTAAGTTGTTGAAAGTAGCCGCAGGTGCATGAGTAAATGTAATTAAGAATTTTTCACCATTTGGTACTGTGTACGCCGCACTTGGTCCTGTGTAACTTAAAGTAACGGTAATATAACCATTCACAGTATTTGTTATATACTGAAGGTCTAAGTTGGTTGATGATCCGATTAATGTTACGGCAGCATTTGTAAATGCAATATTATCGTAAAACACTCGGAATTGAACCCCCGCAAATTTTGTAAGGGTTGTATTTTGTAATGTGATTTTTGCTTGGGTCGTTCCCTGAGCAGTAGTTCCTACTTGATATTGTGATGCGATGATACCCCACAAACCATTAGATGGTGCTGCGGGTACCTGTGCAAAAACGAATAAAGGAGATAAAAGAACTAAGGTTAATAGTAATTTAAATAGAATAGACATTTTTTTATTTTTTAGGTTTAATTGATATAAATAAATATATCTTAAAACCCAAACTGAATAAAAAAATTCAATTTTTTATTTACTTTTGCTATCTACCCATTCCCAACCCAAAAATAGTTTCATACAGTTTCTATGTAACCAATTTGGTTTAGTCTCTAAATGTATACAAAATCGTTTTCCATTACCCATACAATAGCTTCCAACTGATTTTGGAATTTTTAATCCTTGCGATGCGGCAACAAATGGTTTTTCAGAATTTGCAACCACGTCGGTTAATACATTTTCTACATTTTTTGTTTTAGTTTTGTAATACTTTTTTTTTGGTTTTTTTTCAATTTCAGGTTTCCCTTTAGTAATTGTTTCTTTTAATATTTCTTTTTCCATAATCTTATTATAATCATTATTATTAATAATGTAAATGTTCTAATTGATCCTCATTAAAGATATGGAGTAGTCCATACTCATCCATCTCACCCACTACTCGGACATTACCATCTACGGTTTTGAATACCGATACGATTGTACATGGGAACTTATATCCTTTAACTTTTACTGCTTTGTCTCCTACTTGGAATTTTGTTTTGTTTACTTGGGGGAAATCCCCGTCTGATAACACAGGGTCATTCCAATTGTTTTGTTCATTCATAATTATATTTTTTCGTAAGTCATTTCAAAAATGTCAGGTTTACAAGGATAAAACTCGCCCATAACTCCTTTGATTATGTAGTCACCAATACTAGCAGTCATAGATCCCTCTAAAGTTTGAATTCTTAACTCTTGATTAGTGATATAAGACATGTTACAAAAATCAAAAATCTCTAATTTGTTATCTCCTGTCCATTGGATTGCGTCAATCTCTACCGGTTTCTTTCTATATTTCATAATTTTATTAATTTGATAATGGTGCCTTTATTGGTGGATGTGATTGATAATCTTTTAATGTAAAATCACCAACAACATACGATTCAATACTTGGTCTTGTTCCTGTGTAAGTTGGGAACTGATTTAGTGTTGGTAATTCAAATGGTTCTCTTGTATGTGTTGGTGTAGTTTTTTTATATAATTCTTCTGTTATTAAAACATTATCCATTTCAAGACCAGTATTTTTTATTACCCATTGAATTTTTTCTTCCCATGTCATTTGTCTACCAATCTGTTCTTTTGCTTGTTCAATGTGATTTAAATATAAATGTGTATCACCCAAATTACCAATCAATTCATCAGGAACCATATTAACTTCTTTTGATAAGATTTCAAGTAGTAGTCCATAAGAAGCAATATTGAATGGGATTCCCAAAAATAAATCCGCAGATCTTTGGTTCCACATTAAAGAGATTGATCTGGTTGGAATGTTTGCTTCATCTAAATCTTTATTGGTAATCTTTTCTAAAAATCTTTCAACTTTCTTACCTTGCATAAACAAATTTACTCTTTCACTTATACTCAACTCTCTTGTATAAACTTGAAATCCATAATGACAAGGTGGAAGAACCATTTGATCCAATTCACCCACATTCCAAGCATTAACCATTAATCGTCTTGAGTCTGGGTTTGTTTTGAGGTCGTTGATTAGGTTTTGGATTTGGTCTATTTGATAAGTATCAATAGTTTTTTCACCTTTGTATTGTTGAAATTTAGTCCAATTACGCCATTGCTTACCGTAGATTTGCCCCATATCAAACATTGAATCGTGAAAAGAATGATTACCATCTTTTACTTTCTGTTTAACCTCTTCTATTGTATATGGTTCTGAACAAGTAGTTTTGTAATTTTTTTCCCAATCACCGTCCCATATTTTACAATTATTTTCCCATAAAAACCTAATATCTGAATCACCACGAAGGAACCACAATAATTCTGTTGTAATTGTTTTGAATGACATTTTCTTTGTTGTAAGTAATGGGAATCCCTCACTCATTTTATGACGGATCTGTCTACCAAACACTGAAAGAGTCCCAGTACCAGTACGATCCGATTTTGTAACTCCATTTTCAAGAATGTCCTGTAATAAATCTGTGTATTGTTTATCTAAGTTATTCATTATTTCTCACCTATAAACTTAAGTGCCGATGTGCTTCCGGCCATGTTGAAGGTAAAAACTTCAGATGAGCAAGTTATGTCATTTACCCTAATTTTTAATATACTACATAGTTTAAAGTCGTTAAGTATAGTACTTTCCATTAAGTTATTAACTATCCATATAATTGTTCTATCTTCAGAAACTTCCATAGGTTCAGAGTATTTCACATAAGAACCATTAACTAAAAAAGACAAGTCTACCGTTGGGTATTCATCACAAGTATATCCACCCTGAAGATAAAAAAATATTGATCCGTCAACATTTTCTAACTTTAAAATTGATCCATTATTTTCTGCGGTATAACATATCCGATAAGGATCATCAAACCCATTATTAATATTTTTGTTCATCCATTGTGCATTAACATTTAAGTTTAACATTAACGCGATACTAATTATTATTTTTTTCATATTTTTTATAAATTTTGTTTTATTTTTAAAATCCTCGTTGGCAATATACCATTGCGTTTATTTTTTCTTTTTGTAACCATATTAGGTATCTGAATAATTTTTTCATTTGTCTTTTGTTTTTACTTAGTTTTAATTTGCGATTTATACCAAAAAATGGTACTTTTTGAAATAAAAAACTAAAATTATTGTTCTTCTTCTTCCCAATATGTTTCAAATGTTTGCCAATTTTCTTCTGCAATAGCTTTACCTTCAAATCTACCCGCTTGATGTGCTACATCCCAAGTTTCTTTGTGTGATTGCTTCTCCATTCTTCTTGCGTGGTTATAAATTGCGACTTCACTAAAATATTCACTGATACCTTTTTCGTAATTATCCAACTCTTTAATTAACCATTCTACTGCTGTTTGTTTCATTCTTCTAATTTAATCTTTAATAATTTTGTTGCTCCACGCCATAATGGATCCATATAATGATACACATCTTCAATTATTTCTTCTTCTAAAAAAGTTTCAAGTTCTTTAATTCTTGTATATTGCTCTTTCTCCATTTCTTTTGCATGATTAAATGCTATTTCCCACTCATAATCATCAAAGGGTTGTTCTTTCTGACCATGGCGTATTTTTTCAAGCCACTCTACTGCCGTCTGTTTCATATCTTTTTAATCGTTTATATTTAAATTATAACCTTCAAGAGTCTCTCTGATTTCATCTCTTATTTTTTGACAAATCTCTATTTCCTCACTTGACGCTTCTTCATTGGAATAAAACTTAATTCCGTGTTTGGTTGTTGACCTTAACTTTTGGTCAAGATCCCACATTGCCATCTTCCACTTCATAGCATCAAGTGCCACTCTTGCATCTTGTGATTCTTCTACCGAATCAAATTCTATTGTTATTTTTCCCATAAAACAAATTTATAAATTTTTTTATAATAAATCAAGAAACTCGTTGAATTTTACTTTAGATGGTGATCTTCCATCAATATCACAACAGGTATTGTAATAATTTCTGATTTTGTCAATTACTTCCTCAACTTTAATTTCTTTAAGTCCATCCATTAAAGTATTATCCCATAATTGCATTTCGTCAT